GAACAGTACAAGCGCGGCAACGTGGGCATGATCGGCATGGGGGCGCAGGCCCCGCAGATGGTCATCAGCAACGACGTAATCGCTGATTCATGGGTATCTGCGCCATTCACGATCCGCCAGACCGGGAAGCCAGATAGCCAGTGGTTAGTTCAGGACACCGAGCCTGACACTTCTTCCTCTGGCATGACTACCGTGATTTTGAGGAAAGCGCAATGACTGTCATCAGCCAGCACTCTCTGATCGCGGCTGCAGTCGTTGATGCGCTCAAGGCACTACCTGCAATCGCTTCCGGCCGTATTTTTCGTAGCAGGACGCGACAGATTAGCAGCAGCGATACGAATGGCGTTGTCGTTCGACTGGTACGTAGTTCATCGGCAGACCCGGAAATGATGGGCGGTCGGACGCAGTGGAAGACGTTGATCAGCATCGAGTGCTATGGCCGAGGCAACCACGAAGTACCAGAGTCCGGCGCTGACGAGGTAGTTGTTGCCGTATTCGAGCGCCTTGCCAGCAACCCCACGCTGGACGGACTCGCGATGGATCTGGCCCCGTTCGATGGCAGCACGCTGGAATGGGACTTTGACGAAATGGACACCACGATGTGCTCCATCACCGCGCACTTCGTTGTAACGCATCAGACTACAGAAAGACTTTTGACATGAACGATATCCGCAATCCGCCAGCTGCGGCGCCAGATGATCCGATCAGCACACCACAGTGCGAGGAACCGACCAGCGGCGGCAGCTATACCCGCAACCCGATTACCGGCGCGCTGACCAAGAATGGTCCAGCACCGGAACCTCAACCAAGCCAGGAGTAACCCATGGGCCGTCTGATTCGTAAAACCGCAATTCTCGCCAAGCTGGAAACCACCTATGGCGTCGATGCAACCCCGACTGGCGCCGCTAATGCGTTGGTCGTCAGCAATCTGAGCATCAACCCGCTGAAGGCCGATAACGTCAGCCGCGACATTATCCGCAGCTATCTGGGTAACTCCGAGCAGCTGGTAGGCACCGCCTACGTCGAAATGGGCTTCGATGTGGAACTGGTCGGCTCCGGCGCCGCCGGCGTGGCTCCGGCATGGGGACCGCTGATGCGCGCCATCGGATTTGCTGAGACGATCGTTGCAAGCACCCGTGTGGACTACACGCCAATCTCGGATACCTTCGAATCGGCAACCATCTACTGGTATGACGACAGTATCCTGCATAAAGGTCTAGGCGCACGTGGCACCGCCACCATGGATCTGAGCGTTGGCAAGAAGCCGGTGATCAGCTTCAAATTCCTGTGCCTCGATGGCGGCTCCAGTACCGCAGCGCTGCCATCGACCACGCTGTCCGCGTTCAAAGTTCCGCAGATCGTTACCAACGCCAACAGCGGCCAGCTGACGATCGGCGCCACCCATACGGCATCCGGTGCACCAGCCCTGACCGGCGGTACGCCATACCCAAGCCAAGGCCTGATGATTGATCTGGGCATTACCACTGGCTACAAGTCCCTGATCGGTGGCGAATCGATCTCGCTGAGCGATCGCAAGATCACTGGCTCGGTGAAGATGGAACTGACCGCTGCCCAAGAGGTTGCGATGCTGGGCGAAGTGAAGCTGGCCACCCTGAGCAGCTTCGGCCTCGTGCACGGCACCGTCGCCAACAACAAGGTCATGGTGTTCATGCCGGCTGTCCAGAAAACCGATCCGACCAAGGAAGAGATCAACGGTGAACGCCTGATCGGCTACAAGCTGAACATGATGCCGGTGTCCGGCAACGACGAGCTGCGCATCGTCACCAGTTTCTGATCGCTGATCCAACCACATGCTGGTGACGGACTGATGTTCGTCGCCAGCCTCTGACTGTAAGACAACTCACAACCACTTCACCAAGGATAGTCATGACCAAGAAATTCCGCCTCGGCATTGCTGCTGTCGTCTGCGCAGCAGTATCCCTGCAAATCTCGAACGCTAAGGGCGAGATCGATACCCATGAATTTACCGTGACCGGCACCCGCTATGGCAACGAAGAGCGCGATCGCCTGTTCTCCACTCTGACGCCAGAAGCCTTCCTGAAGCAGGCTTTGACCGGCTGGGAAGGTCAGACGCTGGTGCTGAACGATGACGGCACGCCGGCCGAGTTCAGCACCGAGGCGCTGGAAGCACTGTTCGATATTCAGGGCGTCGGGATGGTGGTCTTCAACGCGTTCGTCAAAGCATCGGCGGCGACGGAAAAAAACTAGAACGGGTCGCGCGCTGCGCGGCCCTGAACCTGATTCAGTCGCCCGAAGAACAGGAGGCTGAACAGACGGAAGTGGATAAGGCGCTGGCTCTGATGGGGCTGGCGGCCGTCTACGAAGAAGAACAATGGGAATGGCTGTACCTCTGGCCGGAGCATGTCGAGAGCTGGAACCTGTATCAGGCCGTGTCTACCCAGTGGGTGCATGGTCTGAATGGGCCAGTCGGACTTAACTACCAGAGCGTTGAAGGCGTCATGCGGATGTGGCACCTGAAGCCACGCAAGCAGCGCGAGCTGCTTTACAACTTGCAGGTAATGGAACGTGCTGCGCTCCGGGCGTGGCGGGAGAATAGTTAGCATGGCTGAAACACGGGTTGTCATTACAGCGCAAGCCGATCAGGCGATTCAGGAATACGAACGCTTCCGCCAATCCTCTACTGGTTCGCTGCAGCAGGCCGCCACGGCCAGCGAGCAGATGCTCAACCGGACGGGCGCTTCTGCCGCCCAGACGGCGGCCGCACTCAAGCAGCTGCCGATGCAGATCAGCGACATTGTTGTCAGCCTGCAGGGCGGGCAAGCGCCGCTGACGGTCTTCCTGCAGCAGGGTAGCCAGATCGCTGGCTCATTCGGCGGTGCCGGTGCCGCCCTGCGCGCCACAGCAGGCTACGTCGTTGGCCTGATCAACCCCTTTACCATGTTGGCTGCTGCTGTTGCGGTGGCTGGCGTTGCATACCACGAAGGAAGCAAGGAAGTTGACGCCTACAATAAGGCGATCATCTTGTCCGGCAACGTGGCGGGCGTCACAGCTGGCCAGTTGGCTGATATGGCGCGAAACGTGTCTGAATCGGTGGGTACACAGGCGGCTGCCGCTGAGGTAGTTGCCATGCTGGCCGGCTCAGGGCAGGTGGCTGCTGAGAATATTACTGCCTTCGCAAAATCAGCACAATTCGCCCAGCGGTCGGGATCAAAGTCTGCTCAGGACATGGTGAAGGATTTTGTTGCACTTGGTGAGAAGCCGGTTGAAGCAACTATCAAGCTGAATGAGCAGTACCACTATCTGACCGCTGCAGTCTATCTTCAGATCAAAGCTCTGGAGGATCAAGGCCAAAAAGATGAGGCAGCTGCCTTGGCTCAGCAGTCGTATTCCGATGCGATGGAGAAGCGATCGAAGAGCATCGAGACAAATCTTGGCTATATCCAGAAGGCGTGGAATGCTACGGCTGAAGCTGCGAAGAAGGGGTGGGATGCGCTTCTTGATATTGGTCGGGAAGATACCCTCAGTGAAAAGATTAAGAAGGCTCAGAAAGAGCTGGATAAGGCAAAGGCAAATCGCTATACGTTTGCTGGTGCAGGTGAGGATGGTAAGGAACGCTTAAATACTGCTCAGAATAAGCTTGATGCGCTTATTCAGGAGAAGAATTCCTCTGAATGGAATACGAAGGTAGCCGCCGATACTCAGAAGCTGAATGAGGCAACGACAAAATGGTCTCAGGAGGGTGAGAAGTACCTCTCGAAGCAAGACCAGTTGAAGCGAGAGATCGAGCGCCAAACGAAGCTTGGTTTGGAAGCTGGCCTGTCTGACAAAGACATTAATGATCGGATAAAGCTCATTAATGCCAAATATGGCGACCAGTACAACGCATCGCTGGCCGCACTGGAAGGCAAGCGCGCTCTAGACCGTGAGGTTCTGGCTGGTCAGCTGGCAGACCTCGAAAGCAGCCACCGCCAGCAGCTGGTAAGCGATACCGAATTCATCGCCAAGAAGCGCGACCTACAAGTCGCCGACATTCTGGGTGAAGAGGCGGTCGTCAAGAAGCAGATCGAGATCGCCAGTGGCAAGGCCGATCTATCGGAGCGTAACAAATACGTCGCCGCACTGGACGTGCTGGAGCAGCGCCGCAAGAACATCATCAAGGGCGCTGCCAACGAGACCGCCGACGTGGCCGCTGCCAGCGCCAAGGTGATCCGCGACCAGACTAACGCATGGAAAAACGCCACCATCGCCGAACAGCAGCAGCTGGCTGACGAGGTAGGTCTGTTCGGAAAGTCGGCCGAGGCGCGCGCGATCGCCGTCGCCCAGATCAAGGTTGATGCTGATGCACGCGATCTGCTGGCCAAGAAGACTGCGGAAGGGCACTCCTTTACGGAGAAGGATCTGGCCGATCTGAAGGCAGAGGCCGAGGCGCGCAAGAAGAATATCGCCACGATCATGGGCGAGCAACAGGCCCGTGCAGGTGCCGAGCAGCTGCGTCAGGAAAACATTAAGTTCTCCCTCGAGGCGATCGCTGACGACAAGCAGCGCGCTGCCGCTCAGCTTGCGGTTGACGCGCAACTCTGGCGCGACCGTATCGCGCTGGCCGCCGATGGCTCTGATGCTCAGAAGCGCCTGCAAGAACAGTTCGACCAGTGGTATTCCAACCGGCAGATGGCGCCGGTCATTGACCAATGGAAGACCGTCATCGGCAATCTGGATAACAATTTCCAAGAGGGCTTCCGTGACATGCTCTCGAACGGGCAGGGCACGTGGCGCTCGTTCAGCAAGTCGATTTCGAATACCCTGAAGACCTCGCTGGCCGATGCGCTGTACCAGACGTTTGCGAAGCAGTATGTGGTCTCGGCGATCGCCAACCTTGCAGGCATCATTTCCGGCCCCGGCGCGGCTGCTGCGCTGGCCGGCCAGAGCGGTCTGAGCGTGCTGGGCGCCGCCGGCAGCGCATCCTCGATCTACAGTGCCGTCGGAACTGCCGGTCTGATCGGCTCGGCTGGTTCCGGTATCGCCTATGTCGGCAACGCGCTCGGTTCGTCCACACTGAGCGCATTCGGCGCCGGCTTTGCCGGGTCTGGCCCCGCTGCTATGGGCACGGTGGCCGAAGGCTTTGCGCAGGCTGGCATGGCTGCCGAGGCCAGCGCCGCCAGCCTTGGCGCGGCATTCAGTGCAGCTATCCCTTGGATCGCGGCTGCCGGCGCTGCAGCGCTGGTATGGAAGAACTTCTTCGAAGATGGCCCCGAGCAGAACACCCGCCTGACGTTTGCCAGCAATAACACCGCAGGCAACATCAGCATCAATGAACGCGGCAATGAAGGGAAGCGTGATGCGTATATCGCCGGATCGGGCAAGTCGGCCTTCGGCACGTTTGGCGTTAGCTCGACGTTCTGGGCGCCTGCCGAATCAGAAGTGGTCCAGTCATTCATCAAGACTGTCACCCAGACCGATGATGCACTCGCCGCGTTCCTGACGACGACGGAAAAGGCCAATGTTTCCAGCTACCTGACCGGCAAGACCTCTACCGCTAATACCGGGGCAGAGGGCAATATCGGCAATTCTCAGGCCGAGCTGGCCAAGGTATTCAAGGAACGCATTGCGAATATCCTTGACGGCGTGGAGACTGGGCTGTCGGCGCTGGAAGCAGGATTTACGGGCACGTCGCAGGAACTGGCCACCGAGACCGCCGCGCTGCTGTCCTATCGCTCTGCGCTCAAGGATTCCGGCGAGGCCGTGTTCGGTGTCAAGGTGACGCTGCAGGAAATCGCTGCACTGAAGCAGCCGACGGAAGCCACCAGCGTCGCACTTAACCGCATCGCCAATGAGTTCAGCGCTACGAACACGGTCGCCCAGCTGCTGGGACGAGATGTTGCAACTGCCTTCGGCGCGGTTGGGCTGGCATCGGAAGCTGCGCGATCGCAGGTGATCCTGCTATCCGGCGGCCTGTCGAACTTCACCAGTCAGACCGCCAGCTTCGCCCAGAACTATTTCACCGAGGCAGAGCGTCTGGTGCCGACTGCCAAGGCCGTAGATGAGGCCATGAAGAACCTTGGCCTGTCTAGTATTACGACGACGGAGCAGTTCAAGGAATTTATCGTCGGCCACCGTGATGCAGACGGCGTCCTGCGGGGCGGTCTGGACCTGAGCACCGAGTCGGGCGCCAAGATGTTCGCCGCCCTGATGGATATTCAGGATGCCTTCAAAAAGGTACACGATCAGGCGAACAATGCCACCAGCGCGCTAGATCCGTTCACCGAGCAGAAATCGGCGATCACCACTGCGTACGAGAATGAATCGCAGGCTATCCAGACCACCATCGACAAGATGAAGTCGTTCGGTGACTCGATGCGCGACTTCAACAAGTCGCTGCTGCTGGGCGACCTGTCGACGCTGTCGCCTGCTGAGAAATACAAGCAGGCCAAGCAGCAGTATCTGTCCACACTGGCCGCTGCCGAAGGCGGCGATGCAACGGCACAGGGCGCGCTGCAGGGCGCTGCCACGGCCTTCCTGCAGGCATCGCGTAGCGCCAATGCATCGAGCGCGCAGTATCAGTCGGATTTCGCACTGGTGCAGCAGTCCACTTCGACCATGGCCAAGTGGGCAGATGGCCAAGTTTCGGCAGAGCAAGCCAGCCTTGCCGCCCTGAAAGCGCAGGTGGCTGGTATCGTCGATGTGAAGAATGCCGTGCTGACGGTGAACGACACCATCGCCGCATTGGCATCGGCAATGGGCGCTAGTGGTGCCAGCCTGCTGGCTAATTCGCAGACCGCATCGATCGAGCAGCTTTACCAGTCGCTGCTCGGCCGCCATTCGGATGCTGGTGGCATGGCGTTCTACCAGAGCGCACTGGGCCGTGGAGCAACCATCGCGCAGATTTCGGACAGCATTACCAGCAGTGCCGAATACCTGGCGCGGGTAGCTCCCAACAGCACCGGCCGCGTGCGTCAAGGCGGGGTGTCCACCGATTCGCTGACTCAGCTATCCAACCTCGATTATTCGTCCATGGGGACGGCCAATATGGGCGCGCTGGTAAATGAGATTCGTACACTACGCTCCGATAACCAGGCGCTGGCTACTCAGCTGCAGGCGATCAAGGATGAGCTGCAGGGAAGCCGCCGTGACAGCCGCGACCAGACGACGGCCGTTGTTGGATCGAATTTCGATTCGACCAATCGTGCCGCCCAGATCGTAACGGAAGCCATTCAGACTGCCGTGCAGCAGGCAGCGCGCCAGATCGTCTTCCTGCAGGAGAATAAAATACGATGACTGATGATCAGTTCACCGCTTGGCTAAACGACAGCACGGCGCTTCCGGTCGTCCTGCTGGAGGTTCAGGTGCTGGTTTCCGGCACCGAGACCACTCGATATCTATCGAATGCCGGCTATACAACGGGCGCCGCGGACACGCCTGCAAACCGATCCTATGAGGCGATTATTACCGGTGGCGTAAAGATCACCGAGTCCGTATCGCTGAGCGGTAATGCCTACATGGCCGCCGGCGAGGTCGATATCTATAACGAGGACGGTAGCCGGGATAGCTGGCTTGGCGATATCTGGACTAACAGGCCGCTGATCGCGTGGATCGGCGACGTGCGCTGGCCTCGCGCCGACTTCCGGAAGATCTTCAGCGGTGTCGTCGCCGATATCGCGCCGAATGGCCGCAGCCGCCTGACTTTGAAGCTGCGCGACAAGCTCCAGCAGCTCAATACGCCGATCAGCGATGTGAAGCTGGGCGGGGAGTGCTCCTATACCCAGTCCGGTACCACGGTGACGGTGACGAAGCCTAGCCATGGCCGCCGCGTATCATCGACGGTAGAAGTACAGGTCAATTCCGGTACCGCCGCCAGCGGGGCGTATTCGATCACGGGCGTGACGACGGATACCTTCACTTATACCTCGTCGGCATTGGCCACTACATCCGGAAGTCTGACGATTGTTGGTGTCGGGGCAGACTCGCTGGTTCCGGCCTGCTTCGGTGAAGTACATAATATCGTCCCGCTGCTGACCGATCCTGCAACGCTGGAATATCAGTGCCATGGCGGTACCGTCGAGTCGATGTTCGAAGTTCGCGATAATGGCGTTCCCGTCACGGTCACGGCTCATGCCTCGACCGGCAAGTTTGAACTGGCCGCTTCGCCGGCCGGAACCGTCACCGTCAGCGCGCAGGGCGACAAACCTGATGGCACTTACCGGAACACAATCGCGTCGATCATCAAGCGGCTTGTCACCGGCTACGGTAAGGCCAGCCAGCGATTTACCACTGCTGACATCGATGAAGCGAATTTTTTCGTATTTGATAGCGCGCACCCACAGCCAGTGGGAATTTACCTGTCTGACCGCACCAACGTGCTGGTGGCCTGCCAGCAGCTGGCCGCCAGCGTTGGCGCTCAGTTGGTCATGTCGCGCACCGGCTTGTTGCGTCTGGTGCAGATTACCCTACCAGCCACCGGTACGGCCACGCCGATAACGCGCGATCAGCAGCTTGAAAAGTCGCTCACGCCCGTCGCCATGTCCGAGGTCGCTGCAGCCGTAAAAATCGCCTATTGCCGGAACTATTCTGTGCAGGTCGGTCTGCAGACCAATATATCGGCGCGTGACAAGGCATTGTTCGCGCAGGAATGGCTGACGGTCACGGAAGTTGATAGCCAAGTTCAGTCTGATCGTCGGCTGGATCTCGAACCGGAGCAGGAGGAAACCTGCCTGCAGGTAGGTTCGGATGCCCGCGCAGAGGCACGGCGTCGGCTTGCTATACGGAAGGTTACTCGTATCACGTATCGGTTCGAGGGCACCCCGGATCTGCTGAACCTATCGCTCGGCCAAGTAGTGAGGCTCTACAGCCATCGGTTCGGGCTAGATGCTGGTGCGGTTGGCGTTGTCACGTCTCTAACGCCGAACTGGAAAAATCGCCATATCACTGTTGAGGTAATGATCTGATGGCTACTATCGTCAATGATCGCGATAAGCTTCTGCAGGCTGAATCCCAGCGTGTTATTGCAGGCAGCGGTACGCAAAACACTGCCATTGTTTTCATTTATCAAAGGAGTAATAGCTCTACTCCACCTGCACTTCCGAATGCGGCATGTGTTTACACATTCTCCACAGCGGGACTGACTGGGCTAAATAATGGATGGCTGCGGACGCTCCCTGCAAGCAATGAAAAGTATTTGTATGCAGCTATGGTGACCGTCACGGGTACAGCTGCATCCGTCACTATTCCAGCACCTCCGGCATCGGGAAGCTGGGGCGCTGCAAGCCTTCTGGCTGCTAATGGTGCGGATGGTATAAATGGCACCAACGGGGCAAATGGCTCAAATGGTTCAAACGGGGCCCGCGGCTCTGTTACAGCTAGCTACACTAATTATCCTTACAACTATTGGATGGATAATTTCGCGAATCAGGCTCTATATAACCTGGGCTACTACGAGCGAATTGTCGGCGACGTGGTTACACTTGCCGCATCGTCAAATTACGCAGAAACGCGATTCTGGTCAGGGTCATCGTGGGTAGTATTGAATGCCTATATCAGCGGGAATATGCTCGTTAGTGGGACTTTTGCTGCCGATAAGATTGCTGCTGGCAGTACGTTATCTGGCGTAGCGATTTCCGGCGGATCCATTACCATCGCTGGGAATAACTTTAGAGTATATTCCGATGGTTCAACGATTGCTGCAAACCTAACATCGTCCAACGCTAGCTTTAACAATACCGCTAATCCAGCATCTGCAGCAATCACTGCTAATTCCCCAATCTCGTTTGCGACGAGCGATGCGATAACTGCACTGTGCAGCAGTAGTGGGTATGCGCTTAAGGCCACTGGTGGAGCCAGTAGAGAAGCAATATTCGGATACAACTCATCCGGCACCTCACCAGCCCATGGTGTTCGTGGGCAGTCGCGGGCATATGCGTCATGGACGCCGCCTAGCGGGATATCTGGCGGGGGATCTACACCAGTTACGACCAGCACCATCACATCAGGGTTAGTTGGCTGTGCATCGGGTTACGACTTTTACGCAGATGGCGGGGGGACGAACTACGGCCCATTTACTGGCGCACACGATGTACTTTGGCCGAACGAGCTGGAGGTATCAGTGGGTGACATCGTTATCGATGTGGAGTGCGTGGCGCGTAGCGGTCTGTCCAACACTATTTTTAGCATCTCACCTTCGTCAATACCCTACCAGAAGGCGGCGGTCGGAGTCTTGGTTCTATGCAGTGGGAAACTGGCAGACCACGTTCCGGCGGCATTTATGCAGTCGCGAACCGTAGTCACCTCCGATGCTGGTCCATCTTATGAAACCACCGTAGAGGATGTAATTTCACCTTGCTATGAGGTAGTCAAAAACTTGTACCTGCGCGGTGCTGCCAATGCACTAGGCGAGGGGCAGATCAATGTCTGCGGGGAAAGTGGTGACATCGAGGCTGGAGACCTGATAGTAACGAGCAGTATGCGAGGCAAGGGGATGCGCCAGTCTGACGACGTTGTACGTAGCTACACCGTGGCCCGTGCTCGTGAGGCCTGTGTTTTTTCTACTGCGAGCGAGGTTAAGACCATCGCTTGTATCTATCTCTGTGGGTAACAAATGAGCAATTTGCGGATTATTTACGATAACGCGGCCAGTCGTTCGACCTTAACCGCATCCAGCACAGCTGGCACGCTGGCGGCATCGAACATGCTGACGGATCGGAAAACCGATGTGTGGCGGGCATCTACTACCTCGGCCACGCTCAGTATGACGTGGTCGACCGGCGAACAGGTGGCGGTCGTTGTTCTCCCGTACAGCAACCTGACGCCGACGGCAACGATCCGCGTGCGCGGCTACACGCTGCCGTCCGATTCCTCGCCGGCATTCGATACCGGCGCGGTAGCAGCATGCCCGGCAGCAGCGATCGCGCAGCGGCAGTGGACGGGGATGGCCAGCGGCGCCAATTCGTACGCCTATGGCGGCGGTTCCTGTGCCCGCATCTGGTTCGATCCCGCAACTGTCCGGAAGGTAACTGTAGACATCGATGACTCGACCAATCCGAGCGGCTATATCGAAGCGGCTCAACTGGTGGTGGGTTCGTACTGGTCTCCAGTACGGAATCCTGAATATGGCGCCGCGTTCGAGTTGGTTGAAGCCAGCCAGAACTATCGTACCGATTCGGGCAACCTGCTGAGCGATGTAGGTACCCGCAGCTGCAAGCTCTCCATGACGCTGTCCGAAATGGACGGGATAGATCGTAAGGCTCTGATCAGCATCCTGCGCATGAACGGCACTGTCTACCCGATGTTTGTCAGCCTGTTCCCGGACGTTTCCGATGCCGAGCTGGAACGCGATCACCAGATCTACGGGAAGCTGTCGGCAATGTCTTCCCTCACGCTCCGAAACTGGAACCAGTATTCGGCCCCTATTGAAATTGAAAGCATCTAGCAGAAAGGCAGCACATGGAGATTTCCGCCGCAGATTTTGGCCGAATAGAAGAGAAAGTCGACAAGCTGACTGAGGCAGTAAGCAAGCTGGTGCTCTTCGAGGAGCGTCAGGCGATTCAGGGCCAGCGCATCGGGAAAGTTGAGGAACGTCTAGCGGCAGTCGAGTCGGCAGCCAGCGCAATTGATCGCAAGGTCGATAGTTGGATCAACCGCGGTATCGGTGCATGGGCAATTGTGATAACGGTCTGGTCCGTGTACCAGGCGATCAAACACTGAAAGGGCAATATGAAACTACCATCCTTCCTGCGCGGTGCGCCGCGCTATCGATCCCTGTTCCTGCTGGGCGGGGCCATGCTCGCTACAGCCATTTCACTGCAGTGCGATCCGGATAACGGGCTGTCTACCCTGTTGAGCGGTGTCGCTATCATTCAGGCAATCTGGGCGGTTGCAGCATCCCATTGGGTGCGTAAAGCGCTGATGGACTATCCTGAAGCAGATATGCGCCGGCTATTTGCAAAAGCTGGGCAAGAGTCGACTGGCGCCGGCTTAGCACTGATTGCGATTGCGATCGTCATTATTGGACTGCTGCTGGTGATGGCTCCTCGGGCGCATGCAAGTGAACTTCCCGCCGGCGCCGTCAAATATCTCCCCACGCTACGAGCAGAGCAGCAGCGGCTATGGCCTGATCACCCGCGCCCCGTTCTGCTGGCTGCACTGGTCGAGCAGGAATCTTGTCCTAGCCTGCGGGCCCGAAGCTGCTGGAATCCGTCGGCACGACTTCGCTCAGATCGCGAAGAGGGCGCAGGCATGGGGCAGATCACGCGGACGTGGCGGACTGATGGTAGTACACGGTTCGATTCGCTTGCATCGATGCGGGCTGCGTATTCGGGCGAACTGGGCGCGTGGAGTTGGGACAACGTCTACCAGCGTCCAGATCTGCAGCTGCGTGCAATCGTCCTCATGAGCCGTGATGCATGGCGGCCATTTCGCTCGGCGCCGGCGGCGCTGGCGTTCGGGGACGCTGCCTATAACGGCGGTGCTGCCGGGGTACAGCAGGAACGTCGAGCCTGTGCACTGTCCGCCGGTTGCGATGCTGGCCAGTGGTTCGGCAACGTCGACGCGCACTGCCTCAAGAGCCGTCAGCCGTTGTATGGCGGCCGTTCGGCCTGTGACATTAATCGGGAGCATGTGCGCAACGTCATGCTGATCCGTCCGGCTAAATATGAAGGGGCCCTATGATGGATCTGAGCGATATGACGGATGTAGTAAAGGGGCGCGC